CTTGCACCACGAGTCAATGTCTCAAGGTCAGATTTAACGTCAGCACCGATAATAGCGTAGTACGCTTTAGCGATAGGAGCAGTTCCGATCTTAGTTGAACCAGTTACGATCATAGTGTTTTTCTTAGCACGGTTACGTACAAGTTTACGTACAGCTTTACGAACGATATCGTAAGATACAGTCCAGTTAGCATCAGCAGTACCATCTACAGCAATACTAGCACCAATGTCACTCATTGCAGCAGCAGCGGCAGGATACATTACAGTAGTAGTAGAGAGCATATCACGCTGAATCAAATCTTCCATACGTGCATTAGCTAGTTCACCTAGTTCTTCACGGTACTTAACTTGAACGTAGTCCTCAGACCAGATATCAACTTCATCGGTGTAATCGATCATTTCACCATAACGAGCAAAACTAGTTTCATACGTTACTTTTTTCAACGAACGTTTGTTAACGTCAGCAGCACCTTCAGACAATGTAGCATTAGTCAATGCAGTGTTCAAATCAGCGATATCACGAGATGTCATGAAACCTTTAGTTGCAAATGCACCATCAGTCAATGAGCGATCATACATGTGCTCGAAGCGTGAAATTTACACGGTTTGCCATATTGATACCGGCACGATCGTAATAATGTACAACCGTATTTGCACCAGCAGTTGCAGTTGATGTACCATTTCCATATACGTTAGTAGACATTTATATACCTTTGTTTTAAGTTGGAGTCTATATTACATAGACTCCTGCAGTTGCTTATACCAATCTTCAAACTTCTCATCGCTTGTTTCAAGGTAATCCACAGATTGTTTAACTCCACTAGCTTTCGCTGTAGGAGCAGCCGCCTTACGTTTCACCGATGCCGTCTTAGTGACAGCACGTTGTTCTTGCGCAGATTTTACTTCTGCTACTCTACTCTTGGCAACTTGTGCTTCAGCACGTGCGCCAGCTCTATTCAGGTCGGCAAAGTATTGCTGTGATGCTAACTTGTAGTATTCAAGATCACTGTTACGTCCACCATCATAAACTTTAAGCTTATTCGCGATAGGAGTAATAGTATCAAACATTCCACTTTTAACATCGATATGTAGATCTCGGATTAATGCCGGATTCTTAAAGAACTCCGTTCGGCTATTTTCATCCCACTGTTTCTCAAGTACATTATACGTAATAGCATACTCTTGATCCTGTCCAATCTCATCAACAATCTCTTTTATAGCCAGTTCAGTATCGTTCCGACCATAATCCTTTGGCGCGTAGTTCACATTGTCTGTATCAATTTCGAGGGCATCAATGCCTGTTCGCTTCAATACTTCGGCAATTGCACTTTTGTCACCACGCAGTACATCAATAGCCAAAGCCACTTCATCATGTGATAACTTAGCTTCTTCAATAGCATCGATAGTCTTACGCCATGGTTTTAGTTGTTGAGCTTTCTTTGTATAGTCCATAGCTTGCCCGAAGACTCGCCCAAACTGATCAAAGATTTCTTTTTCAGTAAACTCATACTCTTTACCATTTGCTTTATACTTTCGTTTCTGCACTGGTTGTTCATCGTCATCCGTTTCATTTGCTGCATCCGCAGGTTCTTCCGTATCGCTATCCGGTTCCTCGTCAGGATCACCTTCCTCGTCTACTTCAATGCCCTCATCTACCTCAACCTCTACTTCATCATCTGAACTAGTTTCATAATCGGAATCCCCATCGGGTTGTTCCAAATCGATCTCATCTTCTTCAATGTCTAAAGCAGGGGATTCCCCATCTGCTTTAGCTTCCATGAAGGCCTTATGGAGGTCTTCATCACTCATATTGTATAACGCTTCATCGGAGTATGCCATAGGTTACTCCTCGCCGTCTTCGTCTTCAGTTGGTGTAATACCCAAACTTTTTACTGTAATGAAGTAGTCTTCAAGTTGCGAGATTGCTATTAACTGCTCCATGATGTCACCACGAAAGCCACCCCGTTTTACATGATCGGTTGCCAATAGGCTTACACCATTAATTGCTTTATCTTTGAAGTAGCCTTCTAAGATGACTTTTTTGAAATCTTCATTCGTCTCTAGTCGCTCTAAAGCTAGTGCTAGATCCGCCCAATACGTATTCTCTACACGTAAGATTTCTTGTTCTGTATTTGCATCTGCTTGTTTTACTGCGCATTCAGCTTGGTTAATTAACATAGGTTAATTCCTCCCTTTGTCGTTATAGTTTATTTCAGCTGCTTTTAATGACTTCTCTGATAATGGTCTAATTTTGCAAGCTCTGTCAAGTAACCGTAATCTGTACCATATACTGGATGACTAATCCAATACTTCTTAGTATTATATTTAGTACGGTTGCCTTTGGCAGCCGCCGGTCCGAAATTATATGTTTCGTTCCTTTTTTGTTGAGCTTTTTTGCAACGTTCAATTGTATCACTAGAACGCTTAATTCCAGCTAAAGCCATACTGATTTGTGTGCGGGTTTCTAATGACATATTCGAAGACCCATCTCCACCATCAGTTAGATTTGCTAAAATTCCTGTGCCTATATCAATACGACCGTACTGCTTTACAAGAGCTGTCTCTAGTAGTAGCGCATCTTTCTCGCACATATCAGACTGCACGATCTCTATACGCTCTTTATCCAATGTACCATTATTTCGAGGAACTATACAAGCCTTACCTCTTTTATGAGAAGCATATGCACGGTTTCCTTTACCTTTGCCGATATAGTACGGAGTACCATCTTTTCGTAAATACGCGTAAACGTAGTAACAATCTGCTGGGTTAATTAACATCGTTAATTCCTTTAGATTAGTTTATTTAAGCTTTTTACGACAGTCATTGTTTGGTCGAACTATCCACACACATCTCGTAAAGCGTATTTTACCTTACTCTTACTTAAAGATTTCTTAATACCCTTATCGAAGTAATCCGAAGATCACTCCGTAAGGTTACTTACTTTTTAGGTTTAGTACCTTTTCCACCAGTCTTACAGGCCACTTTAGTCCCCTCCTTTCCTTAGTCTAGTTCACGCATTAGGTACAATACTTTGCTAATTGACGCTTGTACTTCTTGCACGAGGTTATCGATAAATGGTGTACCACATTTACTCGCTAGGTTATCCACCATAGTCTGAATCGTTTCCATTGCTGCGATCGGGTCTTTTACGTCCCCTTTCATATCCATAAATGGAATGTCTAGTTTACCAAACTTTCCTTGTGCTGCTTCTGCCAACGCGTCAGTCAAGTCAACGATGTCTACGTAGTATTCATTAAGCGCTTTATGCTTAGCGAACGATCCTGTTCGCAAATGGGCCATGTGTGCGTAGGTTCGTGACATGAACAGCACCCCAATCATTTTTGCTATACTTTCTCCCATTACTTCTCCTTTTGCTTCTGTTTAATTGTACTCTTAGTTCCCTTAGAGTTTCCTTTAGCTTTACCACTATAGTGGTGTTTTACCGTGTTCTCACTTGGCTGATATGTGTTTGTCACGCCAGCTAGTGTAGATGCTAATCCTTCCATTACCGAGGCACCGCTTGTACTTGTGATGCCGCTAAACCTAGTTGCTCTTGTGGTATTTGTGTAGCTAGTCCCATTTCTTCCATCTATAGCCCCAACAGCTGATCTTCCAACGGACGATCTTGTGCTTCTAATCTTTGCATCTGTGCTCTCCTGACACTCTCAGCCGCTAGTCCACCAGGTACAATGGCTTTCATGATGTTAGCGTGCGACGTAGGAGCTTTATTGTGTACCGACTTAAGTTGGTTAGGATTAAATACAATTACCTCACTAGGGTAGCGCATTCCGGCTAACCCTTCATACCCTTCACTCTGCAGTTTTTGTATATACTCAGGAGTCATCTTAGGTGGTTTCACTAAGATACTACTAGGCTTTTCATACTGTTTTATCTTGTCGCCACGAACGTGTAAAGGCATTACATTACCACCAGCCTGCGTAGCATATTCGCTAGCAAGTTTTGGATCACTGGTAACATAGTAGCCGTCCCCACTTAACTTCTGGACCGTAGCCCCATCTGCCCCTCGCTTAAATGTGTCAAAGTCACCTTTCGTACCATGGTAGAATGTCTTAGGAGTTCCATCAGCATTCATTAAAAACGAATCATTCTTTTTATAGAAGTCGCTAAATTGATCAACCTCCTTTCCTAAGACCTTCGTAAGCATAGATGCAAGACCCATTACATCTGCTCCGGTCTTACTAGCGTATTAGCTAGTCCAGCGTCTTGTGGAGGTATCTCTGTCGCTTGCTTACTAATCATATCCATCGCAGCCATCACTAGTTCTTCTGGCACACCTTGTGCAACTAGTTCTTCTGGTGTGACTCCATTGACGATCATTTGGATGATCTGATTTATATCCTGCATTGGTTTGCGTTGTTCTTGTGCCATTCCGGCAGCTAGTCCCATTTCTTCCATTAACGTATTCCTTTGTATTGATTCTGTGTGTTTAATGTGTTAGCTAATCCACCGTTACTCTGACCTGCTAGTGCTTCACGCATAAGTGGTTCATTAAACCGTGGATCTTGTCCAGTAATACTTGTCGGTTGTGCAGCAGGCATTCTGTATTCGTTACCCATCTCTTGACCAGGTACGAGTGGATATCCTTGTAGATTACCGGCATATCTAGGTGCTAACTGTGCTGCAAGCCCTTGCTTCAAATACGCATTCTCAGCAGCTAGTTGTGATGCTGTCATGTGTGCAACCTCTGCAGCGTTTTGTGCAGTCTCTGTATTAGCACGTCGTGCCTCTTCTTGCGCTTTGTCAAATGCCGCTGCCTTAGCTTTTATGTCTACGAGTCCCATTTATCTTGCTCCCTTTTGTTTTGAATATGCCGACAGTAATGCCAGATCTTTCTCATGTGCATGTTGCTTATCTTGCTTAGCCATACCGTACTCTTCTTTCATCTGAGCCATCTGTGCTTTCAGCATCTCAAGCTCTGACATCTGCCCCATCTTCTCACTGTCTAGATCACGTGCATAATCTTCGTCAGCTTTCATGAAGTCTAAATCCGTACGATCTGCATCGCTATGTAGTTTTCTAGCTTTCGCTTCTTCTACAGCGGCTTTATTTTGTTTAAGCACCATATCCACATTATCTTCCGCTGCACGTGCTTCATTACGTTTGATCTCACTCGCTAGTTTTTGCAGTTCTAATTGTAATCGTTGCAACTCTAGTTGTTTCATCTGCTCTTGCGCAGGATCTGGTTGCGGCTGGAACGCTTCTAGTTTCTTAGCTAGTTCAGGCATTTTTGTCAATCTAGCGATTTCTATCATGAGCATCTTGTTAATTTCGAAGTCTTGGTTAGGTCCCATGGTTTGTAATAGGAAGCTCAACTCTTGTGCTTTAGACGCGTTATCTTCAGCAGTAGCAATCTCAATCTCGATATCGATGTTACCACTTAGGTCATCTCTACGAACTGGTACATACTCTTCATTTGTAACACGTACGACTTCT